TTGATTTGTTAGTAAATGAATTTTTGAAAAAAGCTGAGCCAATAGAATTTAACCAAAACAAATAAACACAATGGAACTACAACAAATCTTTGAAACAACAAAAGAACAACGAGTAGAGTTTACCCACCAATTAATTGAACGCTTAAACGCAGGGGAACTTGACCCGTTAAAAACACATCTTCAGGTTAAAGCCTTAGAGGATATGCTCGAAACCCTAAAGGCAAACAAGGACTATAAAGATGCCGTATTACAAGCAGCCGTTCTTAATGGCAAGGACTTTGAGTATATGAGTGCAAAGTTTAACATTAGGGAAGTAGGCGTTAAGTATGATTACACCAAATGCGAAAGTCCTGCTTACGATGAGATTATGAGCGAGTACAATAGCGCAGCTAAAGCCAAAAAAGATATGGAAGAGTTCCTTAAAAAAGTTCCGCATCAAGGTCTTGATATTATTAACGGAGTTACAGGCGAGGTTACAAAAGTTTACCCACCTGCCAAGAGTAGCACAACAAGTGTAGCCGTATCATTAAAGTAATAAAAATATTGTATTTCTTTGCAATTTGCTTACCTTTGGCAGCGTTATGCTACATAGGTGGGCATTTTGCTTATGAGCTAATGTTAAAACTAAGAAAATGACTTGGAACGATTTAACAGTTTGGCAGTACCAACAGATTTACCCGATAGTAACTAAGCCTGAGAAGGATTGGACAATGCTTGATGTAGAAAGTAAGCTCGTTGGCATTTTACATAACCTTACAGACACGCAAGTTGATAGCCTTAGCATAGGGGAGTTTAATAAATTGAAGGTAACCCTGAGCTTCTTAGACGATAAGATTGAAGGTAAGCCTGTTAAGTACACCGAAGTAAACGGCAAACGTTATAGGTTTATCTATGATGTGCAGCAGATCAAAGCAGCCAGATACATTGAAACTAAAGTATTTAGCACGGACTTAGTAGGTAACCTACACAAATTAGCAGCTTCAATGGTTATGCCTCAGCGCAAAAATTGGTACGGCAAATGGGTAGATGAGAAGTACGATGCAGCAAAGCATAGCGAATACGCAGCAGACATACAAGCATCTAACTTTGTACATATTTATCATTCGGTTGTTTTTTTTTATCAAGTATACAGAAATTGGATAGAAGTTTCGAAGGGTTATTTGGTACAGGAAATGACGAACAAGGGACTGACGAAGGAAGTAGCAGACCAGGTGGTTCAAACTTTATGCGAAACTTTGGATGGCAATATTGCGCCAAATCTGTTGCCGACTACGAAAATATCACAGTTAATCAAAGCTACGAGTTAGCGACAATACACTTCTTAAATACCCTATCCTATTTAAAAGCGAAAGCCGATTACGATAAGGAGCAACATAGGAAACTTAAATAGCCCTGCCAATTTTGGTGGGGTTAGTTATTTTTAGCCGTTAGGTATATTTATTTGCGTGAGTATAGCAAAAGCACAAATACAAGCATTAAGGGCAGGTTTTATTCAAAGCATAGGCGATACAGGCTTTAACATAGTCAATGCTAAAGATTTGCCTTTATTAGAGAAAACCCTTGCTTTGTATGGGCAAGCTTTTAATACTGCAATAGGTGCGAACCTACAAAAAAGCGGCTCTATAAGTTCTGGCAAGTTAGCAGAACCAGCTATTCCTATAATTACAAAGTTTGGAAATAGCTATGTTTTAAGTGTAGGTTATGAGCAAGGCAGCGAACAAGACAAATACTTTAGGTTTGTCAATAAAGGGGTTAAAGGTGTAGGCGGAGAAGGTGCAAGACCAAAGCAAAATACAGGCGAATACTCATACAAGACAAAGTATCCTAATAAGAAGATGGCTACTAACTTGTTGCTATGGTTACGCAAAAGCGCAAATACATCAAGGAACGAAAAGGTTACTATAACCAAGACACAACGCAAAAGAAAAAAACTATCTAATGTAGTTAGCCAAGCTGATAGCTTAAAATCATTAGCTTATGCTATGTCTGCTGCAATAAAAAGAGATGGTTTAAAAGCAACCTTCTTTTTTGACAAAGCAATTAATGAAGTATTTAATAAAGATTTTATAGCAGACGTTGCACTGGCAATAGGTGGCGATGTCCAAATACAAATAAAGCAAACAATTAACGAGAGTAAGAATGGCAATAACAATAACAAGTAGCCCTGCACCATATTCGTCTATGCACGATAACTTATGGTTCGTTTCAAGTTCTACTAATAGTGGCACTACAAACTTTAAGTTTGTGTACGATGTTTATATAAACGGAAGCCAAGTAATACGTTCTAAAGTATTCCCTGCTCCAAGTGCAGAAGGTAGTTACGGGGTGTTTAACGCATCGCCAATGGTGAGAAGCTTTGTAACTAACTACTTCGAGCCTTCGGGTAACTCAATTCTTGTAGCTTCAAACGATAAGATTAAAGTAGATTACGATATTAGAATAGGAGAAGAAGTGAGCGGAGTAACTACAACCAACTTAGCATCTGGCAGTTACTCAGCCTATAACTTTGTACCGCCATTATTTGCCGATGTATTCTTAACAAAGAACCAGACACCTTTGGTGCTATCGGACTACTACGATAATTTACTATTAGAAAACTTTACCGATGACTTCTTGACGGAGCGTGATACAGACGAGATAACGCTTGAGTATGGCGATAACTTTTACATTACCTTCCTGCGCATAGCAACAGGCGGTTATAGTGCTTGGGTAGAAGTATTAGGAGCAGGAGATGTAGTTACTAATACAGTATCGGGAAACATAACTTTAGGCGGTCAATTTAATATGTTTAACCTACAAGCAGGACACATAAACGATTGGGCATCTGGAACTATTATAGACGAGGACACTTACGGCTACAACTTCTATTTAAAAAGAGGCGCAGCACAAACAAGGGTTATTAAGATTAAGCATAAGTGCTATCCTAAATACCAACAATTTAACCTGGAGTTTTTAAATAGGCTTGGCGGTTGGGATACTAAAAAGTTTGCCTTAGTTAATAGAAGGTCAAGCGAATATCAAAGGGCATCATACAGGCGAAGCGATTGGCAGCTTGTAGGTGGGCAAATGACAAACATAGATGGATATAACAGATATAACGAAACGACTTTCAACTATGCTATTCAGCATAAGGATAGATATAAGCTTACGAGCGATTGGGTTAGCGAACAAGATTATTCGTGGTTGGCTCAACTTGTATCGAGTCCTATTGTCTATATGGAAGTTCTTGGTGCATACTTCCCTGTTACCATAACTGTAACAAACTATGAGTATAAGTTAGAGAGTGCAGATAAACTATTTAACTTTGAAATAGAAGTAGAAGTTGGTAAATATTTAACAAGCCAATTCAGATAATGATTAGCACAGAAATATACATCGAGGAACATAAGATAGATTTATTGCAAGATATATCTACCGAGTTCACTTACGCTATTGATGACGTGAGCGAGTTCGGTAGTCGCAATACTTCATTTAGTAAAACAATAAGCATACCAGGTACGGCAAACAATAACTTAATATTTGGTTACGTTTTTGAACTTAACAACGCTAACTTTACGGATAATACATTACCAAACGTAGGGTACAACTTTAACGTAACTAAACAAGCTAACTGCAAAATCTTTATTGATAAGGTGCAAATATTCAAAGGCACTTTACGAATATTGGAAATAGTTATAGACCAAGAAACAATCGAATATCAGTGCAGTGTATTTGGAGAGCTTGGCGGTTTTATTAATCAGTTAGGTAATAAGCGTTTAGAAGATTTAGATTTTAGCGCATACAATCATACTTATAGCGTGGCTAATATTAGTGCGAGTTGGGATAACGCAGGTGGCAGTGGTTACTACTATCCGCTTATTGATTACGGAAACGTTAGCACAGGAACTTATGGAACGGCTAAAAAGGACTTTCAATATACAACCTTTAGACCTGCTTTGTATGTTAAGGAGTATATACAAAAGATATTTGCAGATACCGACTACACATTTGATTGTTCGTTTTTTGATACGGCTTTATTTAACAGGCTAATCATACCGCATAACCAGACAAACATCACAACGTTAGATAATACAAGCCTTAACGCAGCAGCTAAGCTAATTACTATCAATACTAACCTTAGTGATATTGTAGAGTATACAATGGTAACCGCAGGTAGCTTTACACTTGACGGATTAGGGCAGTTGTTTACCTATGGTAGCGGTGTTACAATTACAACGGATATTAATGTTTTATTAAGAGGTAACGTAACTTACTATAATCCACCTTTGCCAAACTATTCTGTTGTACTTAAAAAAAATAACATTGAAATAGGTAGACAAGATTTTGATGCAAGTGTTAGTAGCTTTATGAACTGCGACTTTACAGTTAGTGGAGTTACGTTTGCTAATACTGACACGATGCAAGTTATTATAGAAGGCAACGGAATTATCCTGAATATTACAATGGGTGAGATAGGGGTTACTACAAGCACACCAACGCAAGTGCAAGTTAATTTAGGAGAAACAATTAAAGTAAACGATACTATCCCTAAAGGTATATTCCAAAGGGACTTCTTTTTGAGCATTGTTAAAATGTTTAATCTTTATGTTTATGAGAATAAGTTTAACGACAAAGAACTGGTTATTAGTCCGTATGTGGATTTCTATCCTACTACATCGGCTACCGCTTTAGATTGGACTGACAAAGTAGACAGAGCGAAGCCTATAAGTATAAAGCCAATGAGTGAAATTAATGCTCGTTATTATAACTACAAGTTCAAATCAGATAATGACTTCTACGGAGAAAACTACCGCAAGAAGTATACCGAAGGCTATGGCGATTTTATATACGATACCGAGTTCGACTTCGTAAAAGAAACGGATACGTTAGATGTTATATTTGCAGCTTCTACATTGTACCAAGCAACAGGACAAGACAAAGTATTTCCTGCTATTTACAAGAAGTCAAACACGAATAGTGCAGAAGATAGAATAGATAGTATTATACGCATAATGCAAACTAAGAAGATTACGGGTGTAGGTTCTTGGAACATTATGAATACAACAACAAACTTAGCAACGTACACAAGCTATGGTTACGCAGGTCATTTAGACGACCCTATTAATCCTACAAACGATATTAACTTTGGTGCGCCTAAAGAAATACAATTTAGACCTAATAGTTATCCGACTACTAATGTATTCAACGCATTCCATAGTCCTTACATAGCAGAAATAACAAGCAAGGATAGTAAGCTATTAACTTGCTTTGGCTTACTTGATATAGTAGACATTTTTAATTTAGATTTTAGTAAGTATGTATACATTGACGGGGTATTGTTTAGGCTTAATAAAGTAGAAAACTTTAACCCTATGGAATACAATACCACTAAACTATCATTCCTTAAAGTAATAGAAACAGAATACTAATGGCAGAAAAACTTACGTTCGACATACAGGTAGGCGGTAATCAAGACCAAGCCTTAGGCTCATTAAAAGCCCAGTTAAAAGAAGCTACGCAAGAAGTACAAAAACTATCTGATAAGTTTGGTGCTACATCGGAACAAGCTATACAAGCAGCTAAAAGAGCAGCAGAGCTTAAAGACCAAATTGGAGATGCAGCAACTTTAGTAGATGCCTTTAATCCAGATACAAAGTTTAAAGCGTTATCGCAAACACTCGGAACAGTTGCCGGTGGTTTTGCAGCAGTACAAGGTGCATTAGGTTTGATTGGTTCTGAAGGGGAAGATGTACAAAAAACATTAGCTAAAGTTCAATCAGCACTTGCATTATCGCAGGGTCTTGAGCAATTAGGAGATTTAAGCACTGCATTTTCAAACGTAAAATCTGTTGCATTAGATACTTTTAAAGGCATTAAAACTGCTATTGGTTCTACTGGCATTGGTATTCTTCTTGTTAGCTTAGGTTTACTTGTAGCAAACTTTGATAAAGTTAAAGAAGCGGTATCAAATTTAATCCCAGGACTTAAACAAATAGGAACTTTTTTTGGGAACATAATAACAAAAGTTACTGACTTTGTAGGTATAACATCAAAAGCAGAAAGGGCTTTAGCTGCATTAGAAAAAACAACTAAGCGTGGAAATGAAAGTATTGAGGCAAGAATTAAAATACTTACTGCACAAGGTGGTAAGGAAAAAGAAATTTACGAACTTAGTAAACAACAAGGCGATGCAGAATTAAATGCCTTAAGGCAAAGATTATCTACTAAAGGTAAGCTAACAGAAGAAGAACAAAAAAGGTTTAGAGATTTAGGGGTTGAAAGACAAGTATTAGATGCGCAAGAAAATAAAAGAAGGCAAGATGCTGCACAAGAAGCTGCTGATAAATCTAAGCAATTATTAGACAAGTTAGCAGAAGAAGAAGCTAATAGATTACAAAAGCAAATTGATGACGAAAGAAAACATACAGATGAATTATTAGCTGAATATGATAAGCGTAGAAATATTGCTAAAAATGCTAAGATATTAACACAAAAAGAATTAAAAGCTTTAGATGAAGCACAAGCAAAAGAAGATAAAGATAAACAAGCCAAGATAGATAATGAAAGGATAGAAGGGCAAATGAAAGTTGTAGCAACTACTACAAACTTTACTTTACAAGCTATTCAAACACAACAAAAGGCTACTGCCGATTCTAATCAAAACATTAATAATCTAAATAAGTGGTTAGCTTCTGAAGATAAAAAAAGATTAGATGCAAAGGTTGCTGATACTGAAAGCGCATTAACGATACTAAGTGCTATTATAGACCAAAATAGTGTGGCAGGTAAAGCTATTGCAGTTGCACAAGCTATTATAAATACTTATCAAGGAGCAACAAGGGCATTAGGTCAAGGTGGTGTTCTTGGTTTTGTAGGAGCAAGTGCGGTAATTGCTGCTGGTTTAGTTAATGTTAAAAAGATTGTTTCTACAAATATACCTTCTGCAAAAGGAACAGGAGCAGTAGGCGGTGGTGCATCTGCTCCAAGTTTAAACTCAGCAGCTCCAATAGCTCCACCACAACCACAAGCACAAACAACAAGCTTAGATAATAGAACCATTAATGCTATTGGCAACCAAGCAGTAAGGGCTTACGTTATTGAGAACGATGTAACAAGTAACCAACAAAGAATTGCAGCTATCAAGCAAAGGGCAAGATTTGGTTAAATGATAACAATTTAAAAAACTTAATATTTAGAATTATGGACTTACCTGTTTACTTATTAGACATTAGCGAGGATATGAACGACGATGCCGAAGTGGATTATGTGGCACTCGTAGACAGACCTGCTATTCAAAAGAATTGGAATGCCTTTAAAAATCAACAACGCTTTGAAGTGGTTAGCGAAGATAAGCGTATTATCTCTGGTCCTCTTATGTTGGCTGATGTGCCAATTTTTCGTAGCGATAGCACTTATGGCGATTACTATGTCGTATTTTCTAAAGATACCATATTTAAGATTGCGCAAAAGTTTTTCAAAAGAGGCTACCAATCAAACGTAAATTTGATGCACTCCCCTAACGCACAAGTAGAAGGAGTAACAATGTTTGAGAGCTTTATTACAGACAAGAGCAGAGGCATCTTACCAATGAAAGGATTTGAAGATGCACCCGACGGCTCGTGGTTTGGTAGCTTTAAAGTAGATAATGAAGGTGTGTGGAACGATGTAAAAGAGGGTAAATTTAAAGGCTTTAGTGTAGAGGGGTTGTTTACTTACAAGACAAAACCTACCAAAGAACAAGAACTTATGAATGCAATAAAGGAAATATTGCAGAGGGTTAAATGATAAACAAAATCTTTTATTAATATTTAAACAAAAAGAATGATGAACGCAAAAGATGCAATTATGCAAATTAGGCGCAGAGTATAGCCTTATGGATGGTACAAAGGTTATGATTAGCGAACTTGCTATCGGTGGCGAAGTTACATTGGCAGACGGAACTCCTGCTCCAATGGGCGAACACCAATTAGCAGACGGAACTCAAATTGAGTTAGACGAAACTTCTAAAATCGTATCTATTGAAACTCCAGAAGTAGAAGCGGAAATCGCTGACGAAACTCCTGCGGAAATGGGTAATAAGATTGACGAGAAAATGGCAGACGAAATCGCTGCTTTAGTTTCTGAAAACGAAAATCTTAAAACACAAGTAGCACAATTAGAGGCAAAAGTTAAGAATGGCTTTAGTCAAGTAGCTGAACTTATAGAAGCACTTACTAAAACTCCTAACGCTGAACCTATTGCGCAACCAAGAAACAACTTCGGTTCTAACGTAACTACACACAATATGAAGTACGATAGAATTGAAAAATTTAGAAACGCTTTATTAAACAAATAAAAATAAAATAAAATGGGATTTGATGTATCTGCATTAGCAAACTATACAAAAGAAAACGAAGCTCTACTTGTAACTTCATCTGTGTTATGGTTGGCGTAAAGTCAAGCGAAAAAATCAACATTATGGAAACTGACGCTATCTTCCAAGATGGTGCTTCTTGTGGCTTTAATGCTTCTGGTTCTACTACCTTTACTCAACGTACTGTAACTCCTGGTAAAATTAAAGTAAACGAAGCTTTATGTCCTAAAGACCTTGAAGCAAAGTATTTACAAAAAGCTTTACCAACAGGTTCAATGTACGATAGCGTACCTTTCGAGCAAGAGTATTCTGAAAAGAAAGCTAAGACAATCGCTGCTCAATTAGAAACTGCTTTATGGCAAGGTGACACTGCAAGTGTAAACGTAAACATTAACAAGTTCGATGGTCTTGTTAAGTTAATCGGTGCTGCTTCAGGAGTTGTTGCTGCAAACGCTTCTACTTATATTAGTGGTGCGCCTTTAAGCTCTATCACTGCTGCTAACGTAATCTCTATCTTTGATGGTGTTTACCAAGCAATTCCTGCTAAAGTTGTAGCTGCTGATGATATGACTATCTTCTGTGGTCAAGATTTATTCCGTACTTACACAATCGCTCTAAAGAATAGCGGTAGCTTCAATTACCAAATTGATGTTAAAGCTGATAGCGAATTCGTATTACCTGGTACTACAATCAAAGTTGTAGCAGTTGCAGGTCTTAACGGAACTAACAAGGTTTACGCTATGCGTTTATCTAACTTGTTCTTAGGTACTGACTTACTTAACGAAGAAGAGAAGTTTGAAATTTTCTATGCTAAAGAAGCTGACCAAGTACGTTTCGTATCTGAGTTCAAAATGGGTGTAAACATTGCATTCCCTGACGAAGCAGTGAAGTTTATCCTTGCATAATTTATCGGGTAGGTTGAAATATACCTACCCATTTTTTCAAACTAACAATATTTAACAAATGGCTTGTGCTTTAACTCAAAATTATACTCTTGACTGCAAAGACAGTTTAGGCGGTATAACCGAAGTTTATTTTGCAGCAGCAGCAGACGTTACCTCTACAACCGAAGCAAGTGGTGTTATTACCGCTCTTGTTAAGGCTTCAGGTAAGAAGTTCTACAAGTACGAACTTGTGAAAGGCACTTCTCAATTAGTTGAGAACGTAAACGCAAACGTACAAAACGGAACTATCTTCTATGCTCCAGAATTAACTATCGTATTAAACAAATTACAGGCGAACACAAGAAACGAAATCTTGTTGTTAGCTCAAAACACTTTAGTAGCAGTTGCCAAAGATAACAATGGCAAATATTGGTACTTAGGTAAAACAAGAGGCTTAGACCTTACCGGTGGTAACTCTGGTACGGGTACTGCCGAAGGTGATAGAAGTGGTTACACTTTAACCTTCACAGGTGCGGAAGCTGCCCTTGCTCCAGAGGTAAACTCTACTGTTGCAGGTCAATTAACTACCGCAGGTTCTTAGGTTGTTTTGGTTTTGTATATAGATGCCCTCGTCATTAATTTGGCGGGGGTTTTTTATTTTGCAAAGTTTTGGCTCTTAGTATATTTATAGTTGATGATACAATTAACGAAAGGGCAAACCCAAAATATCATTTTAACACTTACCGAAAAGCAAACGCTTACTAACCCAAACTATCTATTTGTGTTTGAGAATAGAAGCACGAATACTGATGTTAAGTTTGTTAAGCTAAACAATACGGATATAAGCGCATATAAAGAACGTTACAACGAATTTAGTATTGTAGTTAATAGCTACTTTAATACCTCTTTAAACGGGCAATATACCTATACAATTTACGAACAAGCAAGTACTACCAACACAGACCCAACGGGCTTAAACTTGCTCGAAACGGGCATTATGGAACTTGAGGGTACAACTATATCATTCACAGAATACGAAACAACAAGCACATTCACAATTAGACAATAATGGAAATACAAGTATTGACATTTGCGGAAGCAAAGCAACCGGAATATAAAGAAAAGAAAGGCGAAGGTTATATGCAGTATGGTCAAAACAATGACTATCCGCAATACCTATTAGACCTTTTTAACAAGTCAGCCAAGCACAATGCTATCGTTAGAGGCAAAGTGAACTACATTGTAGGCAACGGCTGGGCAAGTGAGCAATCTATTGTTAAGCAAGTTAATAGAGATGAAACACTTAACGACCTTACAAAAAAGGTTGCTTTAGATTTAGAACTATTTGGCGGTGCTTATATCCAAGTTATTTGGGGTGTGCTTGGCGAAACTATTGCGGAGTTATGGCATTGTGATTACACAAAGATTAGAACTAACAAAGACAACACGCAGTTTTGGTATAAAGAAGATTGGAAACTTAACAAAGAAAAAGCTGAAGTTTATAGTGCGTTTAATCCTAAAAATCCTACCGGAGTACAAATACTATATGTAAAAGAGTACAGACCGGGTATGAATGTTTATAGCTTACCGGGTTATTTTGGTGCTTTAAACTACATTGAAAGTGATGTTGAAGTTAGTAAGCACGTTTTGGGTAATGCTCAAACAGGGTTTTCTGCAAGTAAACTTATTACTTTACCAAACGGAGAACCAAGCCCTGACGAGAAACGTGCAGTAAGCAGACAGTTCGACAATATGTACACGGGTGCAGACGGGAAAAAGTATTTACTTGCTTTTGTAAACGATGCAACGAGAAAGCCTATTGTAGATGATTTGGGTGCGAGTGATTTAACTAAAGAAGATTTTAGCCGTGTAGACGAGTTAATACAAACTAACATTTTTAGTGGTCACCAAATTACAAGTCCTGACTTGTTTGGTATTGCAACCCCTGGTCAATTAGGAAGCCGTCAGCAGATGCGTGATAGCTACGAGATATTTAATAACACTTATGTACGCTACAAGCAAATGCAACTTGAGGGTGTATTTAATATGCTTGGCGGTTATGCAGGTGTTACTGAGGAGTTAAAGATTATACCTACCGACCCGATTGGTATTGAGTTTACTGAGAACGTTCTTATTCAAAATATGTCTAAAGACGAGATTAGAGAAATGCTAAACTTACCACCTTTAGAAGTTGATGCTACTAATGAAGCACAAAGAGTTACAGACGGAATTTCTGCATTAAGTCCATTGGTTGCTAATAAGGTGTTAGAGTCAATGACTAAGAATGAAATTAGAGCCTTAGTTGCTTTGAAGCCTACAATCGATGGCGATGTTATTAGTTCTACTATTACAACCGAAGAACCGATGTCTGCCGAAACAAGCGTAAACGAACACATCAAAGGCTTAAAGGGTAGAGAGTGGCAGAATATGCAGCGCATCATTAGGGACTTTAACAAGGGTAAAATTACCAGAGAGCAAGCAAGTTCAATGTTAAAAGGTGGATATGCTCTTACCGACGAAGAGGTTACTACTTGGTTAGGTGCTGAAGAGTTAGAATTTAGCGAACAAGATTTTCAAGTGTTCTTTGAGTTTGGTGAAGATAGAAGTGCCTACGAAGTATTTAAAAGTAAGACAAGATTTAGTGACGATGCGGACTTTGAAATGTTTGCAGACGTGACACAATTACAATCTAATATCTTAGACCTAATTGTAAAGGATAAGCGTATTACTCCAGAAGTAATTGCTGACACTTTAAAAGAAGATGTAGGTGCGGTTAAGCGTGTTATTGATGACTTAATTGAAAAGGGTTTTATTAAGACAAAAGAAATTAAGCAAGGCAAAGGAATTGATAGTAACGTTATTATCGAGAGAGATTTAACTGCGCCTATTGGTAAAATTGTTGAAGCTATAAAGCCACAAACTACGCAGATTTTAATCCGTTACACTTACGAATGGAAACCGGGCTTTAATGATAGCGATTTAAGTACAAGTAGAGATTTTTGCAAATACTTAGTTACTGCTAATAAGTTTTATACTCGTAGCGATATAGAGCAAATGAGTGCAAGGCTTGGCTATTCTGTATGGGATAGACGAGGCGGTTGGTACACTAAGCCAGGTACAAATACACATAGTCCAAGTTGCAGACACGAGTGGCGTTCAAACATAGTTAAAAGAAAATAAAGATGAGCTTAAACACATTATTCATAAGCGTACAGAATATTAAAGACCGCTCTGGCTTACACGCTAACGTAGACGAGAAACTTGTGCTTCCTGAAATCAAGACCGCACAAGATATGTTTATCTTACCGGCACTTGGTAGCGCATTATATCTTCGACTTCAAACAGGCATTACGGCTAACAACTTAAACGCTGACGAAGTTACTTTGTTAGATAATTACATAGCAGATACTTTGGTACACTATGTACTTAGTGAGTTGCCTATGGGTTTATCTTATCAGTTTTACAACAAAGGTCTTTTAAGGAAGGGTGGCGAGAATACCGAAAACCCTTCTATGCAAGATATGATTGACGTAGCTAATAGATACAAAGCCCGTGCGGAGTTCTACAAGCAAAGAATGATTAAATACCTAAAAGAATATTCTACATCTTACCCTGAGTACTTGAACCCCGGTAGTGGCATTGATGCAATACACCCTGAGAACGATGCTTACACAACGAGTGTTTGGCTTGGTGATTTTGATTGCTGCGCAGGTAAAAGCTTCGAGGAACTTTATCAAGGGAATAGAGGTTGTAGTGATTGCTAATTTATGAGTAAAGTAACAACGATTAAAAACCAAAATAAGCTTCGTGTTTATTTAGAAAAAATTAAGAATGAGCCTCAGCCTAAACCAAGTCGTGAAACAAATAACGACACTCGGAAACGACCACGAACAAATTAACTTTGTTTACTTTGGCGATGTGTGGGAACGTCTAAGCAACGGAGAGGTAACTTATCCTGCTATGTTCTACACGCTAACGGGTGCGACTATAAACGCTAAAAATATTACTTATAATTTTAGCCTTTATTTTATGGACAGAATGTTAATGGAAGAAACCAACGAAACAGAAGTCCTAAGTGATATGACTTTAGTAGGTCAAGATATTGTAGCGCAGCTTCGTTACCCTAAAGCGATTTGGGATATTGGCGATACTGCACCCATTACATACTTTACTGAAAGCGACCCCGACTATCTTGCAGGAGTTAAGATAGACATCACAATGGAATTACCTTACTTAAACGATAGATGCCAAGTGCCTTCTATTTATACATACTAAGATGATAGGAAAAAAGATTAACCAATTAGCTACCGAGTTAGCACCTACTACAACCGATTTAACTATTATTGGCGACCCGATTAGTGGAGTTAGTAAGAAGATTACGCTTGAACAATTAGGTGCGATATTTGGCGGTGCAGTTTCGTTTTATACAACACTTGGCGACTTCCCTGCAACGGGTGTAATAGATATTATCTATTGCGCTAAAGACACAAAGAAACTTTACTTGTGGAGCGGTAGTGCTTATGTTGAAGTATTCCCTTCGCAATCTTTATTAGACACTTATCAGCTTAGAAGCGAAAAGGGTGTAAGTAATGGCTACGCTTCACTTGATGTTAATGGGAAAGTGCCTATTGGTCAGTTACCTAATTCTATTATGGAATACAAGGGAACTTGGAGTGCAGCAACTAACACACCGACACTTGCGAATGGCACGGGAGATACGGGCGATGTTTATTTATGTAACGCAGCAGGAACAGTGAACTTTGGTGCTGGACCTATTACGTTTGCAGTGGGTGATTATGTGGTTTATAGTGGCAGTATTTATCAGCGTTCAAGCGGTGCAGTAGGTACTGTAACAAGCGTAGCTGCGTCTATTACGGGTGATAGCATTACAATAAGCGGTTCTCCAATTAGCACAAGCGGAACTTTAGCTTTTGCTTTTGGCGGTAATAGTACTCAGTACATTAACGGAGCAGGTAACTTAGTTACGTTTCCGGGAGTAATTAATGAAGCACAAAACTTAATTACTGAAGTTTATAACAAGACGGGTGCGACTTTAACAAAGGGTACAGTTGTTTATATCAATGGCGGTCAAGGTAACTTACCAACAGTTACTAAGGCATTAGCAACAGGCGATAGCACAAGCGCACAAACTTACGGAATAGTAAGAAACGATATTACAAATAATAACAATGGCTATGTAGTGGTTGCAGGTCGCATAAGCGATTTAGATACTCAAGCCTATACAGAAGGTACTCAACTTTATTTAAGTCCTACAACGGCAGGTACTTATACAAGCACAAAACCTTACGCACCTAATCACTTAGTTTATGTTGGTATTGTAGTAAGAGCGCACCCGACACAAGGGGTTATCGAAGTTAAGATACAAAACGGCTACGAAATGGATGAGCTTCATAACGTAGCAGCACAAAGCCCAGATAACAACGATATTTTACAATACAAGACCGCAACAAGTTTATGGACTAAGGTTGCAGGTACGACTTCAAACATAGCAGAAGGCAGTAACTTATATTACACCGATGCAAGAAGTAGGGCAGCGATTAGTTTAACTACAACGGGTTCAAGTGGTGCAGCTTCATATAATAACACAACGGGTGTTTTAAATATCCCTAATTACGGAAGTGCATTAACGGGATATGTACCATATACGGGAGCTACTGCAAACGTAAACTTAGGAACTTATGATTTATTTAGTAAAAGTGTTTTTATAGAAGGTAGCGGCTCTTTCCAAGCAGGTCTTTTAATGAAGCAAAACAACGGGTATAATTTTGTTACTGGTGCTTATACTCAAATAGTACCTAATGGAATTAATGACCTTGATATAGTACACAACCAAGCAAACACAACAAGACGTAGATATTCTTTAAGCGTAGCTATATTACAAGACGGGGATAGTTTTCAATACTTGCTTCCAAGATTAAGCGGAACGTTTGCGATGACAAGCCAATTAACGGGCGGAACAGTAACAAGCGTAGGTTTATCTTCTGCAACAAGCGGAGTAACTATTGGCTCAACTCCTATCACTACAAGCGGAACGATTACTTTAGCTATTGCTACTGCAAGTGGTTCACAACAAGGTTTATTATCTTCTACCGATTGGACTACGTTTAACAATAAGCAAAGTGCTTTAACAAACCCCGTAACCGGTACAGGTACTACTAACTACCTACCTAAGTTTACAGGTACAAGTACAATAGGTAATAGTAATGTTCAAGACAATGGTTCTTTAGTTTCAATTGGTGTAGCTACAACAGTTAGTGGAATAATACAATCTTCAATTTCTGCAAGTGGTTCAACTGCCGTTTCATTAGATTTAAGAAATACAGTTAATGCTTTAAATAGCAATAGTTCAATGTATTTTTCAGTTGGTAGCGGTTCGTTATCATCAACTAATATTACTGGTATAATTAGAGGAACTGTTACTCAAGCATCTGCTTTAAAATCAGACCTTGTATTTTTTACAAACAATGGCGATAGTGTAATTGAATCTATGCGCCTTAATTCTTCAGGCAATTTAGGTTTAGGAGTAACACCAAGTGCGTGGAGTTTATTAACCGCATTACAAATTAGTGGCGGTGCTTCTTTAGCAGGGTATGGTGGTGCTACTTATTTAGCGCAAAATTTTTACTATGGAAGTGGTGGAGATACTTATATTAGTAATGGTTATTCTACAAGATATACTCAATTTAACGGACAACATTTATTCTTTACCGCTCCTTCAGGAACGGCAGGTAACGCTATATCCTTTACCCAAGCAATGACGTTGTCTGCTAATGGTAATTTGAGTATTGGTACTACAAATTCTTCATATCCATTGCAAGTTCATAAGGCAGGTAGTAATGTATTTAGCACTGTATATAATGTAGCTGCTTTTACCGATGGAAGTGGGGCATATAAAGGTGTTAACTTGGGGTATGATAATTCATCTCAAACAGGAATTATATATACTGAAACAGCATCCGCTGCTTCTAATCTTGCTATATGGACATATAATGGAAGTTCTTGGGGTGAACGTATGCGTGTAAACTCAGGCGGTGATTTAGAATTAAAAGGAAGGTCTACAACTGCAAATTTCCAAGCATTGTTTTATAATGCAAATGACCAATTTGCAATTAATGCAACAAATACAAGTACAGGTAAAACTATAAATTTTAATCCTTCTAATACTTTTACTGCCTTATCAATAGCCTCTACAGGAGCAGCTACATTCTCAAGTAGTGTAACGGCAGGTGGAGATATATTAATTAATAATTCAGGAACTACTATTGCTAATATAAGAGCTACAAGTTCACAAGGTGGTTTAGATTTATGGTCAGGTGCAACTGCAGATTATAATGGTGGAGCAGGTATTACTTTAGTTTCAAGTGACAGGAGTGGTGCATATACAAGAGGAGAACTTTACATAAGTGCAGGTCGAGCAACTAACAATACTGCAAATGGTTTTATAGCACTATCTACGGCTAATACCGAACGTATGCGCATAACAAGTGGGGGCTTAGTTGGAATGGGAATTACGAACCCAAGCGAAAAATTACATTTGCGTGATACAACAACTGGATATGTAGGTTTAAGATTAGAAGGTTCAGGAAGTTATTCAGGTAGCGATTGGACTATTTATTCTTCATCTATATCTCCAAGTACTGCTGATGATTTTTTAGGATTTTACAATAACTCAGCTACTGACTCTGCAAGTGCAGGTTACAAAATGAGGATTTTTAAAAGCGGTACAGTAGGTATCGGAACATCAACAGAGGGCTTTTTAGGAAAACTACAAGTAGCAGGAAGTGTTGCAATCACGGGTCAATATAATACAGTATTGCCTTCAAGTAGCTTTTCTTACTTTGATGGTTCAGGTCAAGTAGTTTCATCAGCATCTTCTGCAAGTGCATTATACCTTGATACAACTTGGAACACTACGGGCAACCCTGATGGTATTTACTTAAACGTAACTAACACGGCAAGTGGTGCATCTTCTAAACTAATGAACTTAAAAGTTGGTAGCGTTTCTCAGTTTAGTGTAAGTAAGGCAGGTGCAATACAAACAACCGCACCAAGTTCTGGTAGCGCACAACCTTGGAAACTTGGAAGCTACGCAGCAGGTGGAACTGGTACTGCCACAGGAGTTATTTACATAGAAATTAACGGACAAATTTATTCAATCCCTGCATTACAAGGAACACCTTAAAATAAAATAAAAATGGCATTAGAAACAAAATGGCTTATTAGCCAAATGGACACCGCACCAAGCGAAGATGGTTTAACCGATGTAGTAAAAACAGTACATTGGAGATACGAAGGTAAAGACGGAGAATACGCCGCAGAAGTTTACGGAGCAATGGCTTGTGCTACACCTTCGGCAACCGACTTTACTGCTTATGCAGATTTAACTTATTCTAAAGTAGTTGAATGGTTAGCAGATGGCTTAGATGACCACGCTTTAGATAG